TTCTGGGGGGTCTAATTGAGCGTTGCGTATCTACAGCATTGCCTCTATTGACGTTGAACATACGAATATCAGAGGGGATTCCACCCCCCTCAAACATCTGAACAGGCGCTCTGCCCATATTCTCTAGGTTATTGCGCTGGCGCATGTAATCTTGAGGGTTAATCGAAGTTAAACCGCCCTGATTGTACCCGTATGCTCCTGTGTATGGGTTGTTAAGAGCAGAGTCCTTCCGAGCCATCTCTACCGCATAGTCTCTCCGCGCATAAGCATCTGCCAACTCCGCATCTTTCTCAGCCTGCCTCTTACGCCCAGCCGCCCTCATGTCATCTGAAAGCATCTCGCCTGCTCTTGCGCCTTCGCCAATCGCTATGGGAAGAATTGACTGCTTTGACATTAGGTTCTTTGCAAAATCCACCTTTCCGTCTTTAAGAATATCTCCGGTGCTTACATTCATCGAATCAACATTGGCCTGCATAAGCCCTTCTTTTGCGTCAAACACATTTCCTTGAAGATTTGTTAGCTCAGGGCTTGCCAGCGCAGATGCCTCTACCCCTTGAGACAAAGCCTGCTGACTAAGGTCTTGAGTTCCTTGGGCAAGTGCCTGCTCTGCCCCCGTCAGTGCTGTTGTGGCTTCTGGAACTCCAGCTATAAGGTCTGACGCACCCCCTAATGCTTGACCAATACCATAACCAGTTAACCCAGACATAATCCCCTGCTTTAAGTCTCCAGTCACTGCGGTTGTAGCCAGACCGGAGCCTACAGCACTCGCGAGAGCCGCATTAGCTCCTAGAGCAGTTGCGGCAGAACCTAAAACCCCTGTCCCAAGCGCACCACCAAGAGCGGTAAATCCTGCCGATCCAAGCATACCTCCAAGCAATGGCGCTAAAAAGGGCAGGAACGCCTCTGGCTGACCTGTCACAGGGTTAGTGGTCAAAGAGCCTGTAGGAGACAGAGAAGCAAGTCCTGCAACCTCGACAGGGTTCATGTGAACCATCATGCTATCGCCATAACGTCCGTGAGTAGCCATTTGGTCGGCAACCCCCTGCATTGGGCGTTGGTTTGCATATTGCGCGTTAGGGTTGTTCATTAACTTGTCTCCACACCGAATAGGTTAAAACTTACATCTACAGCACTGGCGTACACCTTGATGACATCGGTCTGTCCGAGGCATATACCAATTACTACAGTTTGAGTTGTGTTAGCCGCAAGGGCTTGATCGTAGAATAAAAACTGCTTATCGTCTGCACCAGCCCCTGCAACATGTACGCTGACCCTGAAGGTGATGCTAGAGCCTGTTCTGTTGCAAATAACTAAAGAGCTTACTGTTGTTTGAGTTAAATCAGGTACAGTGTATAAAGTGGTTGTTGTTGTGGCCGCTGGATCAAGCTGACCCAATACCTTAATAACGTCAGTCATGATGCACCCATCAATAGGAACTGAAATCTACGCATAGCTAAAGAACCTTCTTTGTCGCCTTGGGTTTTTGCCGCAGTTATTTCAACTTGATGTTGATTTAATGCATCCTCAACGGTTTTCCGAGTTATAGATTCATTAAGCATGTCGTATTGAGCTTGAGCGATGGGCAGGGGTGTTTTCTTGATAGCCATTATCTTCTGCCATCCTGTCTAATCTGAAATCTAAGCGTTCCAAGTCTCCAGCCGTATCCAGAGCCTGTGCTTTCCACCCTGATCACTGGGTGTCTAGCCCGCGCTCGCAGGTATGACTCTGTTGTTGACTGGTTAACAGTAACTGACGAAAGCTCTGTTGCATCTTCAAGCGGATAGTTTCTGCCTTTTACTGTAATATCAACTGAAGGGTCGGCTCCGTCAAACGAGAAGTCGGGTATAACCTTGCTCATAAACATGAACCCTTCACCGTCACCTATCTCAAGGTCTCCAGACTCCACATAAGCCGTCATAGCGGAGCCGTCAGCATCAAAGCCGGTCTCATGGCTATAGAGGTAGTTGTAGGTTGCGGCTGTATCTGTATCAACGCTCGTTGCTATGGGGCTATCTCCCATTCCTGAATCAAACCATGCGCCTCTATCTAACGTCCCTACAGACCACAGGTTTTCCTCGTAGTTGTACGTCACATAGTTGGTTATCTCTGTATCTCCAGTTCCTATAGGATAATACCAAGTAACCTCGGAGTATGCAGAGTTTTCAGCCGCAAATACCTTGTAAGATTGGCCGACATTTAAGTTGGAGAACACATAGTCCTTAACGGAGCATGGGAGAGGCTGAACTGAACCGTTATAGGCGTAAAAACTACCCTCATCCATAAAGTACACGGAGCCTCTCGCATTGATTGCCGCTCTAGGGGAAACCATCGAAACATCTGTGCTAACTGTCGAAAAGTCAAATACAAAAGGGCCGCCCACGAATCTCATTGAATGCAGGCTTTCATCTGTGAATACAAGTATCTCTTGCCTTGTCTGAACAGCGCCAACGATAAGTGAGCCAGAGTTTATTCTCGCTCCGCCTGAAGTATTGGTCGCGGTGGGTGTCCAGTCGGTTAAGCTACCCTGATCAGAGAATCGTATAAACAAAGGGTCTATGGTTGATGACCCAATAGGATTTACGCCAAAAGCAATAACATGCTGATCAACATCGGATACCATTACCTGCAAGGCCGCTGTTGGGGGGTTTGATCCTCCAAGTGAGGCATCGGTAATGTCCAAAGCTCTGTTTGCTAGACCTGCGGAAATGTCATAGTAATATATACCTCCGCCCCTTGGATTGAACACAAGGTCTTCGCCAAAATTATCTTGACTATATAGTCTTAGCTGACTTGATGCTGTTATTGCTGTTACAGAACCAAATCCTCCACTACCCCAAGTGTTAACGCCCCAACCCGTGCTTTGAACAAACGTATTCAATCCTGTGTTTATCTGATACGCACCAACAGTGCTACTGCCGCCATTCCCAGAGTCGCTAGCGTTGGCGGTTACGGTGTTGCCAGAGGTATCTTTTGCAATAACAGTATAGCTATTGGAATTTATTATAGATGCTATCTGATATTCCTGATTAAGGACGCTAGCAATAACGGTTCCACCAAGGCTAGCCGCGCCAGAGAATGTTACAAAATCATTAACAACTGCACCGTGAGACGTATCTGACACAGTAATCGTGGAACTTTCATTGGACGCTGAAAACGTAACATCACCCGCTGATGTAGTAGCCCTTAGTGGCGTGACATCATTGAAGTTTACTCCCTCAGTGATGTAGAACTTTAGGTTTGTCCCAACACCAGTGTGCTTGGTAGCACCCAGTGTGGCCCATGTGTAGAGAGACCTGCAAACACCCTGAAAAGTATTTAGAGAAAACTTAGTCCAACCGCCTATTTTTTCAGGGCGACCTTTCCTAAAGCGTATTTTGTCAGAATCAGTCCACCCCTGATCGGCAGTATAGTCTGTCCCTTCTTTGCTAATTCCAGCGGCAAACTGAATCTTCTGTAAGGGCATAATTAACCACCATAGGGAGGATTAAATGGAATCTGAGGCATTGGTCTTCCGCCCTTAGATGGGCCGCTTGGCATCCTTCCGCCCTTAGATGGGCCGCTCATTGGTGGCCGACCATACGGGCTAGGCATCCGAGGACTAGGCATAAAAGGTGGAGGCACTCTTCTTGGCGGTTGAGCGGGAGGTCTTCCGCCCTTAGATGGGCCGCTAGGAAAAATTGGGTCTCTAGGGTCTCTAGGAGGTCTTTGCTCGTAAGGAGGCCGAGGCATCCTTCGAGGAGGATTAGGCATAGGCATACGCTGAGGAGGCTGATACCTCTGAACAGGACGATATGGCCGAAACTGAGGATTACTCATAGACGGTGCGCGATACTGTCCACGCAAGCTAGCTATTCCTGACTGATCAGAAAATAATCCACTAGGAGGTCTAGGTCTTGCATAAGGAACGTAAGGCTCAGGTGCTGGCGCAGGGTCTTCCATCACTGGGTCTTCTAATGGAGGATCAAAGTTATCAATAGGCCGATTAAGCTCTTCAGCGGTTCTGGTGTCAATATCATCAGGGTCTATCGGGCCAACTACGCCAAAACTAGGATCAACTGGTTCCTGACCTGCATTAGGATCAAACCTTATTGGCCCTGCGATAGGGTTATAACCACCCTTGCCGCCACCCATGCGAGGTGTCTGCATCATCCGATCTACTTGTTGCTGTCCTTGACGCTGTGTCGATGGAACGCCCGTAGAGGCCGGGGGAACATATCTATATCCGTCCGTAGGAAACTGGGACGTTCTGTACGAAGGAGTATAGCTACTTTCTGATATAGGAAACTGGGAAGTGCTATTGGCTAGATCAGCCGTAGTGGTAACACCTCCCTTGCCACCACTCATTCTAGGCTGGGAAGCTGGCATGAAGCCCATTCCTCTAGGGTTTATTTGATTACGCCCAAACGCTTCGTTCTGGCCTCTCATTGGCTGTCTGCTACCCATTCCCATTATTGATACTCTCCGGTTCTTATCATGTTAGTGACCTCAACAGCCCTGTTACCGACCTGCTGGCTCCACCTAGAGTCCATAAACTCATCTGCCGCCCTGCTATAGTCTTTCTCAGACATAGCCTGCAATGCATTCTTAAACTTTCTTAATGATGTTTGACCTACATTAAAGGACAGGTCAACCATCGCATCTTTTCTTACAGGATCAAGCCCATCAAACCAATCATACTCTGATGATAACTCATCAATAACCCTATAGATATCGTTCGTTAACAGTGACAAAACCTCAGAATCAGAAAGACCTAACCCAGAATCGGAGATGTTTCTGCCAACTCCTATCGTTTCATAGCCAGCAGAACACTTATATACATGCCGTTTAACGCCTTCATGACGCTTTAGCATTATTATAAGCCTATTGAATCTAGACTGACTCACTTCTTTGCGGCCTTCTTCGTGTAAGCCTCGTTCTTTTTTGTATTAGGGTTGTCGCCAACAAAACGGCCCCTCTTGTCTCTTGCACGAACCAACTCGTCTTCCGGGGCGTGTTTATCTTCCTCTTGACTGGTTGAGAACAGTGAGGCTACCCAAGTAAATAATCCCATTTTATTTCTCCCGTGATACTTTCTGAATTTTTTCAACGGTACGCATACCGCCAAGACCAAGCATACCTAAAAGCACAGGCATCATCTCAGACATCTGTAGCAGAGGTATGGTTATCTCGCTTCCAGCAACCGCCAAGGCAAAGTTGCCCATTGGAATCAGTATATAATTTGAGGCCATGCCGATTACAGTTACCCAGCCCACAGCAGGTCTCCAGCCAGCAACAAACATTGATTTTGATGCCGCCTCGACCTTATTGACCTCCAACTGCCCCTTAGCGAGTTCTTGAGCGTGGCGCTCAGACATTGTAGCTATCTCATGTGCCAAGGCGTTTTTGGTATCTTTATCTTCGATAAACTTGTCAAGAAGACCCGAAACTGGGCCGATTAGTGCTTCTAGCATATCTACTTCCTCGTCATGTAGGCTGTTGCGCCAAAAAACATTCCAATTACAGATGCTTGGCTGAGAAATAGCATATCGCTCAGAGACGCTATAGTGTCTAATCTGGATTCTGGTATAAATGGCATAATAGGAAGAAGCGCGTAGACGCACATGCTAACCATAGCCACCCATGCCATCTTTCTCTGAGAGTCGGCTTTTTCTTCTCGGATA